TCCAGGAACTTATCAATCAGCGGGCTCAGGTACTGGTCCTTAAATTCAACGAATCGGCCCGACAGGTTCTGCAATACTGGAAGGAAATATGTGTTGTAGACATCAAGCAACAGTGTTCCGATTTCCGTGAACCCCTGTTTGAAGGTTGCCAGCATTGGCGCCACATGCTCATCATATGTTGCGCCAATCTTTTCAAAAGTTTCCGCAACCAAATCTTTGATTGTAGAAAAGATAGGTTCAACCGCGCTGAATGTATCCTCCAGGGTTGTCCTGATATAATCCGCATTTTCTATGAACGGGGCCGTAATGGTGTCCAATACATCCGCCGCAAAAGTCCCTGCTAGTTCCGTACCACCCATGAAAGCTTCGGAAAATATCCCAATGATATCAGCTGTAATCTGCTTTGCACTGTTACTCCTGAGGGATGAAAATACCGTTGCAAGTGCTTTGGAAAAATTCCCACTTATCTCCGCGATGCGTGAGCCAATATCAAACATGGACACGATGTAATCCCTGATTCGTTCACTATTCTGCTGCAGGAACAGGCTGATTCCGCCCAGAAGGTTATCCGCTATGGATGCCCCGATGCTCGCCATGGAGCCCGCAATCTTGCCCAGGTTGATGGCCAGGATGTTAGTGAACCTGGTGGCGGCCTGTTCTACCTCTGGGGATGTGAAGATATCCGTCAGGCTGTCCTTAATACCCTGGATGGACTCCTTCATGCTGTCCAGGACGCTCATGTCGCCAAATCCGACCTTGAATCCTGCCATGAATAGGTTCTTAAGTTCATTGGCCTTTTCAATCAACCCTGCATACTTGCTGTCCATCTCATCCACGGCCGATGTATCGACCTCGCCCATGTCGAATTCATCCGCGGCGTATCCACCATCTGCACCGCCTCCGGAGCCTCCACTACCGGAATCCGTATCAGGGTTAATGATATTGAGCTCATCAATCCCCGTGGTGGCACTCTTCATGTCCTTGGCGGCTTTCTTAGCGGCGCTGCCTGCCCCTCCAGCGGCTGTCCCAGCCTTATCAGCAGACTGCGCCATTGCATCCATGCCAGCCGTGGCCGCGGATGCACCTCCTCCGCCTTTCTTGCCCGTCACCATCTCTGTGAAGGCCCTGAATGCATTGGCCAGGCTCATCAGCTTACTGATGATGCGGTTGATTACCTGGATGACCGGGGTAAGGACATTAATCAGTCCCTGACCGATTGTGGCCTTTAGGCTGTCAAACTGCAGCTTCAGGACACGTACCTGGTTAGCCCAGCCGTCCCCCGTCCGGATGAAGTCCCCGGAGGCCAATGTCAGCTGGTCCTGCACGAACTTGTACCGCAGGGCCACTTTTTCCATTTCTGACATTTTAGCCGTGGTCTTCCCAAAACCATTGGCCAGGGCATAACTGTCCAGGGCGTTCTGGGTCATGACAATGCCTAAGTCCTTCAGGGATTCTGTCTCTGTAAAAACAGACTTCAGCTTTGTATATGCTTCATCCTGGCTGATGTTATAGAATGATGCCACGTCACCGGACAGTCCAGTCAAAGCAGTGGCCATCTCATAGGCCTGCTGCTCACCAAAGCCGAATGCCTTGGCCATCGCACCGAATGTACCCGTGAATTTCTTAGCCATGGTCTCGGACAGACCGAAGGAGGTTATGGCGTTCTTAGCAAAGTCATCCACCTGTTTGGACATCCGCGGAAACGTGACATCCACCACGTTCTGGACTTCCGCCAGGTCGGAACCCAATTCAACGCACTGCGCACCAAAGTCTATGATTTTTTTTACTGCAAAGGCCGCCGCAAGGGTTGCACCTGCCTTCTTGGCCAGTCCCTGAATACCAGCCATATGCTGCTTGAATTGATTCTGGTTGACCACAAGGTCAAGGCCAATCTGGCCTACACTGTCAGCTGCCATACATATCACCTGCCTTTTAATTCAAAAGCAGGCTCTGGCTCGCTACTCCTTTGGTGCGGCTCTAGGCTCTGTCATTTTTACATCCAACCTGTTTATGGTTTTACACCTGGGACATTTAATCTCCCCCTTGACGTATTCCGCCAGGAGGAGGGTCTGTCCACACCTTACGCATCTTACTTTCTCAATCTTAATCACCTCCGCACATGGCCGCGAACATCCTCTCCAGGCCGGCCATCTCCTTCCCGAAGGTTTTCTCATCCATTTCTTTCATTTCCCGTTTCCGCCAGTCATCATATATCCGGCGCTGGTCCTTGGTGTAATGCTTGATGATGTCCTTATCCGTCTCGGACCGGATGGCCACCACCCGGCCAAGGGCGGTCTCCGGGGACAGGCCGGCAATCAATGCCCTGAACTCGTCCCAGGAGACTGACTCAAACTCCTTCGTCCGTATGCGTAGCCCGTACTGCGACAGGAAGCTGGAGACAATCAGGTCCCAGTCCCCAAACATGTCGTAGTACGGGTCACTGCTCTCCCGGGCTGTCTACCTCATCGGTTATCAGTTGTATGGATTCCATAATGACTGTAACCAAATCCTTAAATCCGATTTTCAGCTTTTCAATCTTCTTCTTGGACTCTTCGGGGAGCATCAGGTTGTAGGCCTGCAGGACTTCATCCATTCCGGGGTCATCCGCCGACATCAGCCCCATGACCTTAAGCATGGTCGGGGCGTCTGCATTGACCTTCAGTACCTCACCCTTGATTATCAGGGATGGGTTTTCCTCAAAGCTCAGTTTATCTGTGATATCTACTTTCCTTGCCATAATCCAATCCTCCTTATGCTCCCGGTGTAGGCGCCGGCGTGAATGTCGGGGCGCCATATCCCGTCACTTCAAACTCCAGCGTATCAATGTTGGTCGTATCGCCGCCGCCCGGTGTGGTCACGTTCACGACCACATCACAGGCCAGCTTTGCGCCGGATACCATGGTCCACTCAAACTTCGTCATGACGTCCTGGCCAAACTTCCAGGCCAGGCCGGCAATATAATCGTTGCCTGGGTCACCGACCGACCTTTTCCCTTTGAAGGAAAAGCCCAGCTTTTTCCCCGTCATGGATGACTTTGACCAGCCTTTCGCGTCCATGGGGTACCATTCCTCCACGGTCCCATCAATGCTGGGCGCAAAGTTCTCCAAATCCAATGGCACGACCATATCCTCCTCTGTACTCTCAAGCCCTTTCGTGCCAAACTTAAACACATTGTTATGCACCGGATAAACCCTTCCTGCTGCATCTGGCATAATCCATACCTCACTTTCTCTGATATACAAAATCCAGCCATATTACATATTCGTATACGCCCTTATCATCCGTCCCTACGTCAACCGGTTCCGGTACCTGGAGGATGATACAGTTGATGGGTGTATCCCCTATGGATAGGCTGGACACGTTTTTAAGTTTCTCATATAGCCCATAGGCGGCCTGTTCCGATGCCTGTACGTCCCTGTCCCAATGGACCAGCAGGGAGATGCGCCGGATGTCGTAACTGCTGTAGTCATGGCCACCCAGGGCCATCACAGGAGGACCACTGCCCTGGCGGTGGTACACGCCGATGGAATGGTCCTTCTTGTTGTTCAGCTTCCCGATATTGACATTCCTGTCGTCCGTAATCCCCAGGCCTCCTATGTACCCACGGATATCGTCCAAAGCCAGCATCACACACCACCTACTTTCTTATATAGCCGCTTAAAGGCGTTCCTGGCAAAATCCTGGCTCACTCCACCAGGCAGCCACGGTTCGTACCATTCACCGCCGGCAAACGGGTTCTCATCCGTCTGGAAGTCATATTCCGGGTGGTAATATAGGCGCCGCGCATAGGGCGTGCTGGATACCAATGTTGTCTTTCCCTGCTTCGATTCACTGTAATCCACAAAGGCGCTTTCATTCTGCAGGTTACCGCTGTCAAATGGCATCACCCGCGCCTGCACCACCTCTGTGTGCAGGGCCTCCGCAGTCATCTCCAGGGCAGTCACTGCCGCCTGTGTCAGCTGTTTAATCCGTGGAAAATTCATTTTCACGGTTGATTTTACCTGCATCAGACCACCTCCATCTGGCAGTAGTTCACTGTCCCGTCCGGATTCCTGGCCTTCATCCCCTGCTCAATCCTCCGCTCCTCCCCGAATACAGTTACGGTACCCCCGCTTAAGGTTGGAAAGTCCGGGGCAATATCCCCAGGGAACATGGCCGTGCCGGTTATCTGCACCAGCTTCTTTTCCGCAGTCAGGATGGTCTTGGCGCGGTCCTGGAAGTTGCATTTCAAGTCCAGGTCCAGCACCCGCTTCGGCTGACCATGGTGGTCTGTATCCTCTGACTCCAGGCGGATGTGTATGTCCGTCCTACAGAGCCGTCTTGGCACTAAGCATGGATATTTCATTGCCTCACCTCGCTAACCGGCAGCACAGGCCTGTCTGGGACAGCAGGGCGTACACATCACGCTTCATGGCAACCCCCTTATCCGTGAAGACGTTCCAGGAACTGCCGAACTGTGCGGATACACCGTTGATGCTATAGCCCTGCAGGATGGTGTTAATCTCATCCGCATTTTCCCATTCAAAGTCTGCCTGCTGGCACACCACGTCCTGGATGACATCCTGCTGGAAGGCCGTCAGGTTGGAAAATCCCCGGCCTACAATCCGGTTGTAGGTCAGGGAATCAATGTGACGGCTGGCCTGCTTAAGGGCCCTGTCCAACTCATCCATGGGGATTACCGTCCCCTTGTATGCATCACAGTAGTATTCATATGTGACATAGGGTTCATAGGGCATGTCATTCACCCGCCTTTTTGCTCTCCGCTTTCCTTGCTGGCTGCTGGAGTGCAGCAATCTCTGCCTTCAGCGCCCCATTTTCGGCATCCCTCTCAGCCACAAGTGCCTGAAGGCGTTCGATTTCCTTGACTGCCTTCATATATTCGCTGAAAGCAATCTTCTTCTTCGGCGAATAATCCCGCACGTTCCCGTCATCATCGTAGATGTCGTATCCATCCTTCAGATAACGCTGTGCCTCCTGTTCGGTATTGATTGTATATACCTTGTTCTCCTTCTTTGCCTTCATCCTACTCACCTGCCTCCACGTTGATGATACACGCTTTCTTCAGTTCCTGGTCCAGCGCGAACGTGCCGTTGTAACGCCTGTTCTGGTACAGGTAGTTATCGGCCGTCCTGGAATCATGACCGGGCGTGTATGTGTTGATGTATGCATACTTCACGCGGGATACCTGGGCTTCCGGGTCCACCAGGATATAGTTGATTTGCTTACCGGTCGAATCCGCTTTGTATCCCTCTGTAAAGTCATAAGCTGTCTTAAACCGCTCCAGCGGCACCGTCCTGATTTCCCCCAGGTCATCCATGGAGTGTACCCGGCGGTCAATTCCGTTGCTGCCCCCATTCACCGCCATCACACGCTGGATGCCCTCTGCGTTCTTCAGTGTCTTGCGGTAAGCAGCTGTGCAGAACAGGATACAGCGGGACAGCGGCACCCCCA